AAGTTCCTAGAACTAACGCACCACATTGCCCATCCCAAAAGGACGAAGACCCAGCACCAAGTAGTGTGATGGAAGAAAATCCGAAATTTTGAGTAATCGTCCCACCTTGAACAGTAACACTTGTAGTACCAGAAGCCTTTCTTACTTTACCGTATCTTGATGCCAATGTGGTTTGACCACCATAAGATACGACCCCAAATACATCAGATGGAGTAAAAGAATTATCATCAACACAACTTGAACCCCCGACAGCAACTATTAGCGATTCCTCTCCATAAGAGGCAACAAGATCAGCAACTATAATAGATTTAAAATTGCCTGATGGGGCGGTTTTAAATAGACCAGCTAAATAGTGAGATGCATCTGAAATCCCCAATCCTGCAAGTGTTGTTCCAAGACTAATGTATTTGTTAACGCCGCCTTGAATGTAACCAGATGCATGAGTAAATGCGCCATTAAATGTGCAACTTGTCAGCGACTTCATGCATATTGCGTTTGCTGCAGCAAGACCCCACACGGGGAAATATAGACGCTTGATACCATTCCATCGAGAAGCAGCTTTTTCTGCTTTGATAAAAGTATCAATCGCACTTTTTTGTAGGTCAGTTGCTATCACTCCAACACTTTCTAGTTGGTTGAAATATGCTTGTGCCTCTGAAATATATTGTGCCTCTGAATATGATTGCGCGTTTAGATTTAAAAATGGATATTTAGAAGATGTCCACCCAGCGCTATTGGCAGTTACTATAGTAAAGTTTGCACTCAAACCTGATAATAAATTTTCTGGAAATGATATTGTTGTATTATTATCCGTGTATGTAGTTATCAAGTTTTCAGGAATTTTATAAGCCGATATAATCGGAAATCTAGCTGTTTTAATTTCTACAAAATTTAATGAGAACTGTTTTGTTTGTGAGGAACTTAAATACCATGTATTATTGTAACCAAAACGCTTGCCTAATATTAAGAAATTATTTCTTAATTTATAATTAAATGTGGTGGGTTCTGATAATGGAAATATATCTCCAGAAACTGAATAATAAAAATTAGTAAATTCTGGATATGCTGATATTAATACAGTATCAGACTCAACATATGAAGCAGATAATGTTGGATAATCATCGTATCCTGTTACTCTTGATGCTAAATTTTGATTTATAAATTTAGTATTGACAACATAAATGGGAGCTTCTGGATTTTGTAAAGATGGAAAAAGCCAACCTTTGATAGTGAAAGTTGTATCAGCACTTATTCTATATTTGTCATCTATTCCTAATGTTGTTGGAGTTGTATATGAAATATTTCCAGCCCATTCGATTTGAACTCTCAATTCATCAGTAAAATCTAATCCAAATTCTTCTGGAATTTTCCAAGAAACAACAAAATAGGGATTGCAAACGGTTGCAAAATTTTGAATAATTTGATCAATATCTTCTTTATATTTTGCAATTATAGATACTTTAACATCCATAATTACAGGTATAGGCGTTGGAATTTTACCAACTTTTGAAACATTTCCTAATAATGGTCTATAGATATTTTGATGTTTGTGAACTACTCTATCTGGATCTCTCGATAATCCAGTTTGTTCTATTGAAACCACTGGTAATGTGAGATTTTTCTCTTTTGTTACTATGTCATGGATTACTCGTTGTTTTGGACCATGAATATATCTAACTTGTATTTTAGATTCTGGGTTTTTGGTATTAAAATCGTATCTATAAACAAACGTATCATCAAATGCCGATGTAAAAAGCATTAATAAATCCAACTGCTCACGATGATAAGAATATTTAATCACTTAAATTATTTAAGATTTTCATTCATTATTGAAGCCTGTCTAAAAAGTATTTGGGTAATTTTTTCTTATTTTTAGCAATAGCGTCAAAAATACTACCATCTAAAATATAAGTAATGCATTCATCCGTTGTAGATCTGACTCCTCTTCCACAGGCTTGAACTAAATTACACAACATTTTATTAGAATACCAATTTTTATCAATTTTCATCATTCTTTCAACTCTTGGATCTTTTGTAGGCAACCAAGGAGCCTTTAATACAATTTGAAATTTGGCTAAATCTCCTTTCAAATCTACACCATATGTCATGGATGGCGACACCAACACTGTAGGTTTTGAAGTTTTAACATGTTTTTCTAAAATAATATCATTAGATATCCCAAGTTCTCTACATAAAAATCTATCGGTATTTACATTATCTCTAATATAATCAGATATAAATTGAGTATGGGTGTGAATAATTCCTTTTTCTTCTTTATGTTCTTCTAAAATGCCTTCAATTTGTTTACAAATTTTTGGCAATAATGATTTAAGATTACTATAATTTATTTTTTGTGTCGCTAAAATATAAATAGGTGATTTTTCGGAATCAAAAACAGAATCTACTTCAATATATGAATGTTTTGTAATTCCTAACGTATTACAAAAATTAATAGGATCGATTATAGTAGCACTTAAAAGTATCACATGATCCGCATTATCAAACAAATGCTTACTTAATTTATCAATTTTAAGAGGTATGAATTTTAAAATAGAATCGCCGTGTTCGATTATATATTGACTATCATAATAAGTTTCAATTAATAATTCTATACTTTTAGAAATATTCAAAAGTTTAGAATATTCAGATTTCTTTTTATGAAATTCTGAATTTTTAGTTTTTTTGTTTTTAAAATAATCCAAATATAAATCAATGTTTATTTTTATTTCGGATAATAAATTACCAAGCCAAGACAACACATTGACGGCTTTTTCTTCAGATGGAAAAGCTGATATTTTAATTGATGTTTTCTTTAAAAATATTAAATCAATTTCGCATGTAAATTGATTTACCAATTGTTCTTCTAGCTCTGATGCCTCATCTAATACTAATATTTTTCTTTTCTTTAAATGATCAGGTAATGAAAAATACATACTATAATTCAAAGTTGCAAATTCACTTTTGAGCATTTTATTTCTATCGTTGTAATAACTACATCTATTACAGCTCCAGCATTCTTTTTTTAACGTTGGTATATATATACAAGGAGCCACATCAACGGTCAACATATCATCATAATTACATTGATAGTTTGATTGACCTTTCAACACAGATGCAAAATCGAACGAGCTTTTATATTGATCTTGTAACGATTTCGTAATTGTTAAAGCATAAACTCCGAACAAATCCTCTTCATTTACATATTCAGATCCTTTATCTCCAAAAATACTATAATCATCAACCCTTGATTTCCAAGTATCGCTTGGTCCTCCTATGTATTTTGCTAGTGTCGGTGCGAAAAAAGATTTACCAGATCCTGTTGGAGCGTTGCAGACTATGAATTTCTCACCGTTTGAAATAGACTGTTCTATTTTTTTTAGAATCTTAACCTGTGACGATGATGGAGTATATGATTCTGGAAAATTAAGTATTAAGTTAGACATTTCAAATAGCTTAACCTGAAATGGAAAAATGTCAAACTGTTAAAACTTCATAAACAAATAATTATTGTATAATTTAGATGCATTGCTTTTATCGCAAACTAACATCTTATAATAATTTTCATTTGATGGTGGGCAAAATGCACTCAAGCAATAATCAAACAAGAATCCATCTTCAATTTCCACCAATTTGAATGGGTATGGAAGTTCATATTCTTTTTCTATATTGTCAGATAAAATTTTAAATTTTATAAAAAATTGCTTTATATTAAAAACTTTAACTTTTCCAGAACGTATACATTTATTGTCAATAGTGAAATTGACATTTTTTAAGATACATTTTTTTAATTGTTGATCGATATTGTTCATTTTAAGTATCCATAAAATTCATTTTTTGTTCAGGTGTCATAGTATAAAGAACTTCATTATAATATTTCCAAAACATATCATTCCCTGGAATAGTTTGAATCAAATAGCAATTCTCCATACTAATATTTCTATAATCTTGCATTATAATGTCCCAAGCTACAACTATATTATGTTTTACTTCATCTATCCTTCTAGGGGTTTTGGGAAAACGAAAGTTTAAAGATATCTTTCCATTTGTACTGTTTAAAATTTCAATACTGTTTGTACATAACATTCTTCTCCATTGAGCTCTTGGTGGAACTGGGGCTCTTTCTGGAGTTCTTCTTAAAAATATAATTTCACAAACGTTGGAACTTACTAAATTTTTTAATTCAGATCTGCTTATTTTTCTTCTGTTTCTATTATTGATATTTCTTAAAACTGCATTTTTTGTATTTTTAAAAAATGCAAAAGCTGTTTTTACAATATCAGATAATTTAGGAAGATTCATCTAAATTATTTATTTTCAGTCTTATCATTAACTTTACAAATTCCAAACATCCTCTGCTCATTTATAAACAGTCCGTTTTTAATTTTACCATAACCTTCAACTTCTAAATTGGTAATTGGAATGCCCATATTATTAGGGAATACTACAACATCTCCAACTTTAGCATATTGAACTCTGGGTCCATTCAGGATAACCTTTCCTTTTCTCCAAGCATTGTGAACTTGATTTATAGGAACTGCAATTCCTCCTCTTAAAATATATTCCGAACCGTCTTCACCGCCATGTAAATCACAATATTCGATTAATATGACATCATCAAATAAATTTGATAATTGATAATCATCTAACCCAAAATCACTGGGTAGCATTTTATCTGAAAGATCTATGTGTGATTTTTGAGGAGCTAAAACATCTATTGAAACTGACATATATAAATTTAATTATATATCATTAGATGTCAAGTTTTCCCATTCTTTTCTTGAATAAAAATCAGGAACTGCTTTGACAATATCTTTCTTTGTCTTTTCCTTTTTATTTTTTTTAATGTAATTGATCTTTTTATTTTTTAATTTAGGAATTACATTTTCATAAAATTTATATTCATCTTCTTTAGTGTAAAAGATATTTTGATATTTATTAATTGTAGAATTAATATAATCTATGTATTTTCCATTTTCATAAAATGAAAAATATCTCGTTACCATATAAGGAACAAACTCTTCTAAAGTTTCCGAATCTATTTCCTTAGAAGGATTTTCAAATAATATATGATTTATTGCTTTAAACATTATTCCAATAAGTCATCTACAATTTGATAGATGTTTTTTTCTGGTTTAAATCCCAAACTATTCAACTTATTAGTATCTAAGTACATAGATTCGACTTGAACTATTTTATGAAAATCAGTAGCATCCATAATTCCAATTTTACTAGTTGAATTTGTTTTTTCAACAGCGTAATCAATTATAGATTTAAAAACTATAGGAATTCCGCACCCTAAATTATATATTTCATTGAAGTTGCCACGCTCCATTACATATTTGATACCTTTGGCAACATCACTAACGTGTATAAAATCTCTATAAAAATTGCCATTATTATAAAGATTTATATCTTTATTTTCTTTAATCTCACTTATTAAAAATTGAAGAGCGTTTTTCTTTTTAGAAATTTTACCATCAGAATTTCCCAAAACATTTCCAAGCCTTATGATTTTATATTTTATATTAAATGTTTTACAATAAGATTCTAATAATAATTCTGCAGCGTATTTAGTTATTGAATAAAATCCTTTAGGTTTACATATAGATCTTTCAGTTGCTGGTAAATCAGTCTCTCCATAAACGAACCATGAACTTATAAATGTAAATTCTATATTTTTATTTTTACATTCATCCAATACGTTCATAAGATGAATTAAATTAGTGTTGATGTCTTTTTTAGAATCTGTCAATACATTGTAATTATCTACCGTACTTATAAAATATAAAACTTTATCACTGATAGGAATAAAAGAATTTCTATCTATAATTGTAACTTCATCTTTAAATTGCTGGCAAAATTCACTACCAACAAATCCAGTACCTCCAAAAACCGATATCATAAATTATTTTCTAAATTTTGAAATTACATCTTCAATATATTCAAACACTGGAGTTGTATAATGAGGAGCAGCACCAATGAAAAATACTTTATCTAAAACTTTATTCGCTTCTGGATATTTTTTATAATCATCCAAGTGTTTGTATCCTGGATGTAACAAAATATTACCAGCAAAATAGTTTCTAGTCTGTATTTTATTATCCTCTAAGTATTTGACTAATTCGGGCTTTAATCCACTTTCTTCACAAATGAACGGAGTTCCAAACCAGCAAGGATCTGCCTTATCTAAGGTTTTAGGAATTTTAACATTCGGAATATTGTTACAGAAAATTTTAGAAATTGTATCTCTAGAAATTCTTCTGTTATTTTCAATTTCATCTAATTTTTCAAGCTGAACTAACCCGATAGCACCTTGCATATCTAATGGTTTTAAATTGTATCCCATTTCAGAAAATACATATTTATGATCGATCACACCATCAAAATTCTCAAGCCAGTTATCGAATCTATTTCCACAAGTACCGCATGGTAAAAGATTAGCAGATCCTACACAATAACAATCACGACCCCACCAGCTTAAACTAACGAAAAGCTTTTTAAGATCGACATCATCAGTGCATACCATACCGCCTTCACCTGTTGAGATATGATGGGCTGGATAAAAAGAATTTGAATAAGCTACATAATATTCATTTAGATATTTTCCATCCCACTTGCTTCCAAGACTATCACAGTTATCCCCTACAAGTTGAATTCCATGCTTTTCGCTAATTTCAATCAATCTATCCATATCTGGAGGATTTCCTAAAACTGGAGATATAAAAATAGCCTTCGTCTTGTTTGTTATTTTAGATTCAATTTGATCAATATCAAAGTTCAAAGTATCCCATTCGATATCTACAAAAACTGGAGTTAGTCTGGTTTGATAAATGACGGAAATTGTTGTTGCAAATCCAACAGGTGATACAATTATTTCATCACCATCTTGCCAATTAAATCTTCTTTTCAATGCAGATATTAAAATCAAATTGGCTGAACTTCCAGAATTCACCATATGACCATATTTGGTATTGAACCTCTTGGAAAACTGACTTTCAAATTTATGAACTTTTTCACCAGCAGTGATCCATTTACCATTTAAAAACGAATCTAAAGCAGCTTCTGTCTCTTGATTATCCCAATATGGACCAGAATAATATATTGGTGTTTTACCAGCTTTAAATTCTTTTGCATTGTAGATATAAGGTGAAACGTGATTACCTACCAATGTTTTAATATCCTCTTTTAAAATCATATTCTAAAATCTACCAAATTTTTTTGAAATGTCAAATCATTTAAATAGTTGAATATTTTGGATTGAAAATATAACACTCTAATCTTTCAACAATCCAGGGTGCAAATTCATAATCTATTAAAAAATCTACAACTTTTTTATAAAAATCTCTAGTTCTTAAATGAGCATGTTCTTTTGTTATTGAAAAGTGACCCCCAGGAATGAATTCATAAAAGTTAGGGGGTTCGTTATTAAAAAATAAATTCCAATATTTATCAGCATCAATATGAAAATCAGCAGATGCATGAGGATGTCCTTTACTATCACATGAAAGTATATTACCATTTCCATGATGAATGGATGGATATAATTCCCACATAATACCACCACTTGATGATGGTGTCTGTATACTATTCCAATGATATCCGCAATAACCTCCTATTTTTAATTGTTCTTTTTGTATAGTTGGAATATCATTTATAATTTCTATTATATTTTCCCAGTGATCGAAAGGATAATCTTGTGCAAAATATGTTACATCAGAAAGATTATTATAATTTTCAAAAATATGATTAAAGAATGTATGCACACATCTTCCTTTATTATTCTCTATATAAATTTCATTTATATCCTCACTTCTGTTTCCTTTTCGATATATAGTTTTCTTCACATCGGAATTTAATCTACTTAACCAATGTAAATCTTTATCATATGCTGCTATTACTATTTCTTTTTTCATATTAAAAATAATGTCCATTGTGAATATAATATTGGTTTCCTTTATAAATAAAATTATAATTGTTATATTTTATATGAAATCCTACCATTCTTTTTTCAAAACAATTTCCTCCATAATCTGGACCATGATATATAATGTTAGAAATATTTTCATCAACGTTATAATCAATATTTTTTAATTTATCGACAGCTCCCATAAAAAATTGATCTGTGAATCCACATTTGTGATTAAACTTATTATTAACTAATTCAAATTTATTTAAAATTCTACAACATTCATTTTCTTCATATTGAGGAACAGTAATTCCATTTTCTTTAATTTCATTATTTTTTATCCATGATACCATGGTAGTTGAACATAATTTATTATTATCAATCTCATACATAGAATCTTTTAAATATTCATCATTGATAAAAATATCATGCATACAATCACTAGCTACATTTAATAAATATTTGGTAGTTGTATTATCAATAACAACAAAATAAGGTATGGTATAATAATACCCGTGTGTATTTTCATCAATATTTAAATTATGTTTTTTTATAGATTCATTTTTATGGTCATCAACATACAATAATTTAAAATCAAATTGTAATTTTAAATTATTAATTTTTTCTAATAATATATTAATCGATGTTATATTATTAACTGTTAAACATTTTTGTGATATATACTTCGAATTAAATTTAAAAAACCATGAATCTTCTGAAAGAAGTTCATTAAAATTATTTTCATATATAATGGTGTTTAAAGTAATCATATCAATCAAACAATCCCTTTCTACCATGAAAAGCAAATGGTTCAATTCCCATGGTTTCTGGTAATTGAGTTTCGTGTGAAAAATATTTAGCAACATCTATATCTGCAAATTTAATACCGTGTTCTTTATATATATGTCTATAATTTACACAAATAAAACCGTCTTCGTTATAATAGCCATGAAATGGTTTCCATTCTAAATTTAATTTTACAGGTAAATCTATTAATTTTTTACTTCGTAATGATACACTATTACCAACTCTTATAATTTCACCATTTATATCTCTATAAGAAAAATCATCCATCGGCAACGGCCAAGGCGCTCCAATATAATCATATTCAAAAAACTCTGGTCTCCAAGATTTAGGATTTATAATAAAACCATCATCATGAATAAGTATAGCAAATTTGGTATCTATATGCTTCCCAAGTTTATAGATAATTGAATAATTCCAATCATCTATATTAGACATTTTCTCAGTATATTCATGGATAATATCACTAGGAAGATCATCTGGTTTAATATCTGAAATAATTTTTATAGCTCCAAATTTTATATCTCTAGAACTATATTGCAATGCTTTTATAGTTTGAGGTATTTTCACAGATGTCATCGCTATAAGCGTTACATTTGATAAATCTAACATAAATTTATTTTATCATGTGTTGATATTTTTGCAAATTATTTAAAATATATTCTGGATAAGATGAATCAATCTCAACTTTCGTCAAAGATCCTCTAAAAAATGGATCTATATTATTTTCTATGTTTTTATCAACATTATCTATATATTCTGAAGTATTCAATTCTTGATGTGAATACGATTTAATTTTCAATTTAACTTGTTCAGAACCTCCCATGAAACTAAAATGCCACCCACCTTCAGAAATTTCGCAATTTTGTTGCGCTCTTAATTTATTGAATGAATATTTTTTTAAGTTTTTATATAACCCCATTCTAGAACCTTTCCATGAAGTTTCTTTCAATAGATTTATATAATAATAATAAGTCTTTTGATTAAATGTAAAAAATTCATAATCTTTGATAAACTTATCGACTTTTTCTAAAACTTTAGGATTTGGAATTTCATCACAATCAGATAATATTACAATATCATCATCTTCACAATTTTCTAAACCTCTTCTGAGAGATTCTTTTTGAAAAAAATCTCTACCGAAATGACTTTCTGTTATTTTATTAAACAGAGTTGTTTCATTTATAAATGAATGAATATCATTAACGCATTCTTCATCGAATGTATTTACGTTTGATGAAATTGGAAGATTGGAAAAATTTGTAGGAATATCATCAATTTTCAAATGAATAATCTTATGTAAGAATTTTGAAAATCTATGTTTATTATTTTCAAAAATATATTCTTTATTAATTCCGCTGTGTGTTACGGAAGCTTCACAAATAACAAAATAATCAACATAAGAATCTAAAACATTTAATCTTAATTCAAGTAAATCCAATTCATTAAAAAAAATAAAACAGTCGTAAATTTTTCTCATATTTATATGATATTATGTTTTTTATAAAATTCAGTTGCTTCAATTAAACAATCATCATAATTGAATAATTTACCTTCTCTATCCATAAAAGTAAATCCTCTTGTATACGAATTACCAAGAGCCCAATACCCATTGCTGACATTATGTCTAGCCCAATATTTAGGAGCTATAATTTTTTTGGATTTTTTGTTTAACCAAGCAGCCCACCATCCAAATGATGAATTTGAAATTATCAACCAATGAGCTTGATTAACTACATAAAAATCAAAACCTACATCAATATGCAACGTTTGAATATCAAACGGCATATATTCTTTACACAGCTCAGGATCATCAGTTATTGCTAAAAAAACCATAAATGGATTGATTGCTAACATATGATTGATAGCATCTTTCCAATATTCTTTTCTCAACAAGCATGTGGAAATTCCTCTATATTCACCTCCTCTGAAATTAATAATGCATAAATTTTCATCCAATTCAATACCTAATTCTTTTAATTTATTATCATATTGATTTTTATATTCTGGTTTTATAGAAAACCATTTTTCAACATCGGACTTTCTATCTATTAGATAATCTTCACATTGAAACAATCCACCATATGCACCATTTTCTCCTAATAGTACCGTGTTATCTTCAATATCATAGATTCTTTTGTCCAACATCGCGATGTTAACTATATCCACATGTTGTATATGAATCCATCTTTCATGAAATGAATTAATTATACCATTAACAGGTTTTCCATAATCAATCTCCATGAATTTCATTTGGCTTTTACCATTAAAATAATCATGGCTTGGTGTTGAATTTATACCCCAATCATAACCTTTATGTTCGGCTATCATTCTACATACAGCGTATTGCCACATGTGATTTCCTAAATTACCAGTTAAATTGGTTGTTATCATTTAAATTAAAATTATAAATTTTATTGTTTTTCTATAATAATTAGAAAATTATCGTATTGAGGTTGACCTCTATCATATCTCAAATCAGCTGTAATTATTCTATAATTATCATCAACCAACTTTCCTATTTCTTCTATCCATCCCTCTGGGTGCTGACAATCTTCTATAATTAAAACACCGCCATCGTTAAGTTTTGATAGATAATTGGAAACTGTAAATAGAACATCACTCAAAAAATGACTTCCATCATCTATAATAATATCAAAAGTTAAATTACTTAAAATTTTTGTAACATTATCAGATTTAATATCATCAAATATATAATTAAAATCCTCTCGTCTATATTCTGGTAAAATACAATCTACTATATCTACACCATAAATGTTAGAATTTTCAAAGTAATCTTTCCATGCCAGCATACTACCACCCTTTTGAATTCCAATTTCTAATATATTGAAATTTGATTTTCTATCAAATTTTTCAAATATTTTATCATATGATTTTCCATATGTGTGACCCCTAAGATGATCTGAAGGATATAAAGATCCTTCATTTTTATCACTTTGATATTTTAAAAATAACTCAGATATTTTCATTATATTTTAATTTAATATAATTGGTTTCTTTGTCAATTAAAGCTTGATTGATTGATGTTTCTGTAGTTTGTCCACTCCATGTTGTAACTGTAGCTATAGGGTCATTACATTTTAAAATTGTAGGATGACCATATTTTATCATCATTCTGTGATAAAATTCTATATCCATAAACCATAATAAATTTTCATCGAAATAATTATTATCATTCAAAAAAGCCGTCACTGTTGGAGGTCCAATTGTGTTAATTCCTTCTAAAATTCTATCATTATAGAAAGGAGTTCTTTGATTATAAAATGAATCTGTCGAAAGATCTGAATGAGTATATTCATGAGCTATCCATGGGGAATTCAAATTATCCAAAATAGCTTTTAGAGAATTTGAAGAATTTAAAAAATCATCTTGAAATAATGGTTTTATATATTCCCCAGAACTCTGTCTAATACAACTATTAATATTTCCAGACATTGAACCTCTGCATTCTTCATTTTTATAATATTTTAAATTTATATTGTTATACTTATCGCAGCATTTTTTTATATCATCATTTATAGAATGATCAGATATTACAATTTCAATTTCAGAAAAATCTACATTTTGATTTTTAATAATGTTTAAAGATTTTTCTAAAAATTCAACACCCTTACCACTCATTTCATAACATGGAATGGCAACTGATAATTTGGGTCGTTTTTTTAAATTCATTTATTATTTCTGTATAATAAATTTAAATTATTTTGATAGTATTTATTCTCAGTTCTTATAGTATTATCATGATCAATATGCCAACATATCGCATCAGGGGAACTGATACCAGCTACTTTATTTTTCTGGCCTGATCTAGTATAAATATCAACATCTTCACATCCCCAACCGATAAAATTAACGTTGTATCCTTCAATTTTATTAAATGCTTCTTTAGACATCATGTGCATCCCTCCAACGGAGTGATCGTGTCCAACTGCCATATATTCATTGTCATAACCTATATGACGTTCTAATAATAATGATTCTAATTTATTAAATTCAAAATTTACTAATAAATCTCTATGTGGTTTTTTAACACCTACAAATAATCCGTTGTATGGATAAACATGATCCAACTCTCCAGTTATAATTAATTTTTGAGCATGTTGTAAACATTCTGGCTTTACCAAAACATCAGTATCATAAAAACACAACACTTTACCGTTTGCTATTTTTGCAATTTTATTGAAACATAAAGTTCTTTGATAAACATCATCATTTTTAAAAAAACCTATAGATATTTTTGGATATTTTTCTTTAAGATTTTTTAATTCATTATCAAGTTCAGAATCATCATTAATTATGAATAATTCTTTATAATCAATATAAGTATCGAAATAATTTAAAATACATTTAAGATTGAAAATTCTATCATCGGAATCTCTTCTAAAATGTATTATGAATGATGTTTCAGTTAAATTATACTTCGATTTTTGTAAAGTCTGATCTGTATATGTCATAATGATGTGCTAAATTATTAAACCATTTATTTGGAACAATTATATTATTTTTTTCTACACCTAATAAAGATGCCCACCAAGAAAATGATGAATTGCTGCATACTATATTTGTA